CGTTAGTGGCTTCGTGGTCTGTGATGGAAGTGTAAGAGCCATTCTAACATCTTTTGGCAACAGATCAATGTTATCCGTTGTTATGGCTTCCTCAATGCACCAGGATTCCAAAGCATTAAATATAGTGGCTGTTATCATCAGTTCCATATTATTGTTTACGATGGTCTCAGCTTTTCCTTAGTTGCTAAGCTTTACGTTAGCATAGCTGGCTTGGTTAGCACCCCTCTGTTTCGCAGATAGCGTGTGCAGCCCAAACTCCCAGAATGCACCACTGGAATCGGTAAACTCCAGCCGGTAATTGAAATCTGGTCTGCCGGTTATCAGGCTCGGTTTGCAGGACTTGATTTTGTCAGTCATGTTATCTCCTTTTATTAGGTTATTACGTTAGGACACCGCTATTGATACAGATGTCAGGTCAAATGTGTAGTTTCCCAAATAGATTCCCCTGTCAGCGTCTGGACGACTTGCTGAGGTGAGGATGCCACCCAGGGTAAACGCCCAGGTTTTAGTTGCGTTGATGAGGGTAATTACATTTGATTTAGCTACTTCATCATATAGTTCCCCTTGGTCGGCTGCTTTATTCGTGCCGTCCCATAGTGCTACATAGCTAAGCGTGCCGCCAACCTGAGTATAATAGTCATTGGTTTTGGTCATGCTGTTTTGGAACCGGATAGCATTATCAACGATGGACTTGCTGAACTCCATACTAAAGCTGTTAAGCTTGGACGGGGTTTGACCAAAGGTAACTTGCGAAGTAACATCACCAAACAGGAACGGAACGCCAGAAGCAGTGCCGGTGTGATTGGTGATGGTGGCAACTAACTGCTCTTGCAAGTATGTGGCAGCTTCGAATCCGCATGAATACTGAACTATGCCGTTGCTTTCTCCGGTGATTGACAGCGGGTTTAGCGTGCAGCCCAAAAGCACATCATAGGTAACCACCGCACCTGTTGAATCCATATAAAGCTGATAGATATTATAGCTGGCTTGCGTGGTTAGGTGCGCAGGATAAGCGTAAGGGGTTGCGGTGCCGTCAAAATGCCCTTGCAAGAGGATTTCATGGGTGTTGGTCAAATCACCTGAAATAGTGCCGGTTGCAAGGTTTCCAGTTATCTTGTTTCGTGTAGCAGCCTTGTATAGGCTGTTTTCTTTCTTTGCCCTTTCAACGGTAATCGGAGCGTTTGACCACTCCATTTTATCATTGAAAAAAGTTGCAGTGCTTAGGTTGGTAACCTGTTGACCTAAGACGCTTTCCTTTACGATTGCGATTTTGTAGTTGTTTGAATTTCTTATAGCCATTTTATTTACCTCTTATTTTATTTCAATTAGAACGGGAACGCCAGTTGCCAAGCCACCAGCAGTTAAGTCGAAGGTGTAATTCCCGATAAATATACCTCGATCTGCGTCTGGACGGCTTGTTTCAGTTATAACACCTTCACACTTTATGTACCAAATCTTAGTTGCTGTTTCAGCAGGTGCATTATGTAGCATCAACATTACATGGTTAGCAGATTCATTATAGCAAAAAGCCTGATCGGCTGCGTTATTTGTCCCATCCCATATTTTGCTGTAGGAAAGCGTTCCGCCAACGGCTGTATAGCGGTCATTGGTTTTCGTTAGGCTGTTCTGGAAACGCAGGGCATTGTCAACCATTGTTTTGATGAGTTCAATGCTAAAGCTATTTATCTCGGTATCATTTTCATAAAGCGTGGCAAGCACATTCCCGAATAGGAACGGAGCTCCGGCCTCGGCAGGATTATTAATATTGAGCACATCAGCATCTGTATTGGCAATTTCCTGCCTGTAGCTGGCAGCTTCGATATTGCATGAGTATTGCACTATGCCATTGGCTTCGCCGGATATCGTTAGCGGGTTCAAGATAGCACCAAGCAAAACATCATAAGTAACCACATCACCAGCAGCATTCAGGTATAGCTGATAGATATTGCAGCTTCGTGTGGTGGGGAGTGCGGTTGCATACAAGTATGGGCTTGCATCATCATCGAAGTGCATTCCTAAGATCAGTTCGTGTCCATCAGTCAAGTCCCCGCTTAGAGTGCCTGTAACCATATCACCTGTAATCTTAGTTCGGGTGGCTGCTTTATACAGCGAGTTTTCTTTTTTGGTGCGCTCGGCTGTCAATGGTGCGAAGTTCCATTCCAGCTTGTCATTAAGCAACAAAGCATCGCTGAGAATACCAAATTTCTGCTTGCCATAGGATCCCTCCGGCACGATAGCCACTTTGTAGTTATTACTGTTCCGTATCGCCATCTTGCACCTCCGCTTTTGCCTTTGATTTCTTGGGCTTTGGCTGTTCCTCTATAATCTGAAAGCGCTCAGGAAACAAGGCAATCTGCTCTGGCGTAAGATCGTATTCACGGTCTTTGACCAGCTTTAGCTTGTCGTTCCTGAAAGCACCACGAAAGATATATTTTACTCGCATGGTTATCTCCTTGTATCGGATATTTGAAGATTGAAAGTAATTACTCGGGCAGTGATCTCCCCCTGGAAACCAGCTCCGGTGTCGGGTAAAACGCTTTGATTGTCTCCTTTAGTTACCGAGTGTCCAGTGATGTTATGCACCAGACCGCTAAGGCTAAGGTCGGTTATTACGGCCGTTATGATCTTGTTTTGCACGGCAAGCACATCCTCTATTCTTGTGATGCCAAGCCTTTGCTCATGGTGCAGGATAACGTCCACAGCATAATTGTAGATCACCTGTTGCCCTGCATTGTATTGAGGGGCGTCCTCATCACCATCACGCACTATCACAGCCGGATATCGCTGGCCTATGGACTTTACGGCATTCGGATATAATCCGGCAAAGGCAACTTCAGTGAGTGCATCGGTAATCTCCACGATTTTGTTTAACACCAATATCTGTTTATTAGTCATTTGGTAAGAACCTCTTTAGGCCAGGCCTTCTCTGTGATCCGCTTTGCATTAGCATCTGAAACACCAAAGAAAGGACGCTTGGGCTGTCCTGTGCCTGTGTGATGCCACCAAGCCCGCTCTGCCATGCTTGCATCAGCAAACTTAATCTCATAGCCACCAGAGCCTTTGTTTACAACTATGCTTCTCATCATCTGTCCGTGCAGCATAAGGTTAACGGGGCTGTTTTTACCAACTCTTTCCAGCTTCCATTCGGCATAGGTTGTTGAATACTTATGAAATGGATTGCCGTTCACGTCCACGCCTTTCCTGCTATTGTCTCTGATCTGCGCACGAATATTCATGGCTATGGTTTTCAAAGCATTGTCTATTAGCTTGACATTCAGCTTAATCATCGGCTTATCAGTCCCTGGGTATAGCGCATAGTCTGGCCATAACCACCGAAATTCAAAACAGGCAAAATGCTTTTGAAGCTCTTGGCATATTGCTGCGAATAATAAGACAGCTTAGCATTAATGGTTTCCTGTGTCCCGATCTTGCCATATAAGTCCATGTATATCAGTTCCAGCGTCTTGTAGTTCGAGGCAATCTCCAGCACTTCAGGATTAGTAATTTCGTCTATCACATCGTCAATTTCATCAGCATGATAATAGTTGGACAATGCGCTGGCTATTTCATTATAGATCATAGTTTTTGCCATGTCAATCTTAGGCTGCCAATCGGACTGCTGCGACAGGTCAACCCAGGCGTAGTCTGTTCCATCAAGCGTTAGTGTATAATCGCCACTGGCTGAATACAGAATCCCTCCAATGCCTTCTAACAAACTAAAATAATCATATTCAGCCTGGCAAATGAAGCGGGTATAAATGCCAATCGGGATAGTCCACTTGCTTGCAGCATAAACCAGAGCAGCAGATGTGCCATTGCTCTTGACCGCAACAATGGAGGTTATGGTATTTGGCACAGCCACAGCCTTGCTTTCCACAGTAATGCTTAGAGCCTTGCGGGTGTAAGTTCCAGCCAGGTTGTTGATCTCTGCTTCGTGCTTAGTCAATCCAGCCAGCGTGCTTAGTTCGTTATCTGTCCATGCCATTTTATCACCTTTTAATGTGCAGCAAGGCAGGTGCAAGGAAGGGAGCACCCGCCAAGCTGCGTTAGCGGTTTAAGTAATTATCGCAATGAAAGCATCCACTGTTTCAGAGCTTTCGTCCCCGGTTGTAGTATATACCAGCTCACAATAATCATAGGCAGCTGCCTTATCTGCGGGAATCATGTATTGGCAAATAATGTCACCTGCTGCAAAAGTTATATCAGAACCTGATGCTGTTCTTGTATATAGCACGTCATAAAGGGATGTTGCGGGAGTTGACGTTGCGCCATATTGAATAGCAATAGTCAATACTTTACCAGTGTCAGACTCAATGCTTATGGCTGTAGAGGCTATAACGTTTACCTGTAGCTTTCCATTTCTGCAACCAGAAAAATTGACCGCATTTGTGGAGTCAACAGAGGTATTGTTAGGGAGTGTTTGTGCTTGACTCAAAATCAGATTCTGGTCAACCATTTTACCATTGGAATATAAAGCCATTTTATCCTCCTATCCTAAAGAAACAGTAGCTTTGGTTTCGGTGTCGAGGATGTTATCGGTAACCACAATCGGGATTCCGTTCCAGTATTCGAGGATGGTATTCATATTCTGGTCACCAACTGCTTGACTGAAATACTTAGTGGCTTTTAGAGTTTGCATTGCCCTGCGTCCAAGACGGCTGCAATACAATACAGTGCTGTCACTTGTGCCACGCACTAAGTCAACCAGTGTGTCAATTTCGGCAACAGTAGGGGCGTTAGTGCTTGCGTCAACACCGACTATCCGGTGGACACTGTAGTTGCTGCCAGATTGCAATGCCATCATCATCTGATACATTACTTCGTAGGCTGGTTTCATTGCACCTGTGGATGTATCGGTAACAACTAAGCGGGGTTCTCCATTGTTCAAGACTGTCATAATGACAAAGTCGTTTCCCATTTCAACACCGCTCGGAATTACCAATTGGCATACTTCGGGTTTCCAGTTGACGGCAAAAATAGAGGTGGTGTTTGTAGTTCCGCCTCCGTCAAGGATGGTCAATGATCTTGCTGTCTCGGCTGCCAGCGCTAAGCCATGAAAGCCCTTAAAGCCATCAGTAGCGCCATAGGTTGCATTTGTGCCATAAATGATTGACTTTTCGGCTGCCTGTGCAAGGCTTTCCATGTGGCCGGGTTTGATTTTGTTGAAATAGCCCTCTACGCCTTTGGGGTCACCTTTAGCGAGAGTTGAGTCCACTTGCTCTACTGTAATCAACTCTTTCAGGTCAAGCTGTAACAGGTCGAATTCAGTGGTGGTGGGAACTACTGATCCGTTTATGCTGCGAATGCTGGCAGTTGGGAGCCCAATAGCTTTATTGTATTTGTGGAAAAAGCCATTATTAGCATAGCCTACAATTGCAGTTCGCAAAACACCGGATGTCTTAATCAGGTCGTCAATGAAGTTTTGCTGCGCTCCGCTCCATTGAGTGGCCAGATATTGTAAGGTTTGATTAGCCATTTTTTATTTACCTCTTAGGTTTTAAATTTCCCTGCAAACACATTTACTTTCGTTTGGTCTGCAAGATTGGCAGCGGGCGCACGCCCGCCTGTTTCATTCGTTTCGGCTGTGAAATACTGAGTGCTTTC